ATGGGTCAGGGCAGCTGGACAGTGTACGCGGGCTGCGATCTCGAATACGCGAAGCAGGTTACGGCGGAGCAGCTGGTGACAGAGCGCGATAGTTCCGAGCGGTGGGTTCCGAAGACGAGTCACGCGGCAAACCATTACCTGGACGCGGAAGTGTACTGTTTTGTCGCGGCTGACCTGTGCAACGTGAGGGGCATGTACCTGCAGGAGCAGAAACCGACGCCGAAAAAACAGAACGCCCAGGAGCCGAAGCCGTGGATAGAGAGCGGCGATAAATGGGTTTAGGAGACGATGCATTATGACATCAGAAGAAATGCTCGCGGAGGTCAATACGGCGATCGCGAAGATACTCTCGGGCGGCCAGTCGTATCGGATTGGGAACCGCCAGATGAACCGGGCGGACCTTGGGATGCTCCGCCAGATGAAGCGGGATCTGGAAGCGCAGACCGCCGCCAGTGATGATGGCGTGTTGGGTAACTTTTATACCGCCGAATTCGATAGGAGGTGATCGGGTGAGCTGGCTGGATAAAGCGATCGCCTTTCTGTCTCCAAAAACCGCCTATCGAAGGGAAGCCTGGCGGCAGGCGTGGGATGCGGTACGGAACTACGACGCCGCGAAAACGGATAGGCTGAATAACTGGCGCGCGAGTAACGATTCGGCTGATCGGACAGACGCGCCGTACAGGGAGCGCATCCGGGCCCGGGCGCGCGATTTGGAACGGAACAGCGACATCGCCGGCGGGATCATTTCGGCGTTTGAACGTAACATCGTTGGCCCCGGATTCCAGCTGCAGGCCAAAACCGAGGACGAGGATGTGAACAACCGGATCGAGGCCGAATGGAAAGAGTGGTCGAAGGCACGGAACTGCGACGTAACCGGGCAGCACAATATCACGGAGCTGCTGCGAACGGCGGTTCGTCGGAAAAAAATCGACGGCGGTGTGCTGATCGTGAAGGTATACACGAACCAGGGCACGATACCGTTCCAGCTGCAGGCGTTGGAAGTCGACGAACTGGACGAGATCGCGTTGATGCCACGGAATAAGGGCAACCGCGTGAAGGGCGGCATCGAGTACAACGCATATAATCAGCCGGTCGGGTATTTCATTCGGCAGTACAACATCGACGGATTTACGATGAGCGATTCGGTGTACGTGGACGCGAAAGACGTCATATTCTACTGGGCAAAGGACCGGCCGAGCCAGATCCGCGAGATGTCGGACATGGCGCCGACGGTGACGCGGGTGCGGGACATCAACCAGTACATGGAAGCGGTCAGCGTGAAGGAGCGGATCGCGGCATGCCTGGCGGTTCTGATAAAAAAGCAAGCGCCGGGGAGCAGCATGGGGCGCTCATCCATTGCGTCAGAGGCGAGCGACGGGTACACGCCGAAAACGATTACGCCGGGCATGATCGCAGACTTGCAACCCGGCGACGATGTGAGCGTGGTCATGCCACCGAGCAGCGGGGCGAGTGCCGAGGGATTCCTGCGTCTCCAGCAGCGCCTGGCATCGGCCGGACAGGGGCTTTCGTATGAGACGACAAGCCGCGACCTGAGCCAGGTGAACTACTCTAGCGCGCGGCAGGGGCTCATCGAAGACGAGATGACCTATGCCATGGAACGCGAGGTCCTGCTCGAAAAGGTGCTCGACGAGATTTACGAGACGTTCCTGATCTCGCTGGTGCTGGCCGGGCGTGTGACCATACCGAACTTCTGGGAGGAAAAGCGCGCGTGGTTCAAACACATCTGGGTGGCCCCGGCGCGTCGCTGGATTGACCCGCAGAAGGAAGCGAACGCGAACCGGATCGCGCTGGAAACAGGGCAGAAGACATTCCAGCAGATCGCGGCCGAGAACGGTTACGACTGGAAGGAGCAACTGGATGACATTGCGGATGCTTTGAAGTATGCGAACGAACTTGGAATAGATTTAGGAGGTGTGTTGTTTGGCAAATCAGAACCAACGGCAGTCATCGACGATGACCCGAATGCCGGCGCCTGATAAAAAACTGGAACGGCAGCTTATAGGGTTCAAGGCGGTTGAGGGCGCCGAGCGATCGGTCCGGCTCTCTTTTTCGTCAGAAGACCCTTATGTGAGGTGGTTCGGGCCAGAGATTCTCGACCACAGCGAAGGCGCCGTGGATTTAAGCCGGCTGAATGAGATCGGCGTGCTGTTGTTCAATCACAAGTCGGACATGCCGATCGGCCCGGTCAAGAATGCCTGGATTGAGAACGGCAGGGGTGAGGCCGAGGTGAGTTTCGACGAGGACCCGGAAGCAGACAAAATATTCCAGAAGGTCAAGTCCGGCACATTAAAGGGCGCGTCCCTGATGTACGGGGTTGACAACTGGGAAGAGGTAGCCGCAGGCAAGAAAAGCGCATGCGGCCGGTTCACGGGCCCGTGCTACATTGCACGGAAGTGGACTGTGTACGAAATATCCATCGTGTCCGTTCCGGCCGATGCCACGGTTGGCGTAGGTCGCGGAATAAATATTGAGGAGGAACATAGAACCATGCAGGACGATAACAAAGTCACTGTGCAGACTGTACCCGCCGCAAGCTCCTCCGAGCGCGCGGCTGAACAGACTGCAACCCAGAGCGGACCCACTGAGGAACAGATCAGGACGGCCGAGCGCCAGAGGGTGACGGAGATCACTACGCTTTGTAGGGAGTTCGAAATCGATCCGGCCGAGCACATCACGAAAGGCAGTGCTGTGGACGCCGTGCGTGCAGCCGTGATTGAACAGCTGAAGAAGAACCGTCCGCCGGTAAGTGTCGGCATGGAAGTAGTGGACGAGACAGACAAGATCAGAGCGGTTGTACGAGACGGAATGCTGCTGCGTGGTGGCATTCAGCTGGCCAAACCTGCAGAGGGAGCGAACGAATTCCGTTCCATGAGCTTGCGCGAGCTGGCGATCTACACGCTCCAGCGCGATGGCCGAAATGTGGACATGCGCATCGATAATGAGGATCTCTTGAGGCAGTTCTTCACGCCTGGCGCTTCGTTCCCGATCATCCTCGATGACACTGTAAACGCTGCGTACATCGATGGGTACAAGAACGCACCGTCCACGGTGGAAATCTGGACAACGCGAGGCACACTGACCGACTTCAAACCTTCGAAGGGCGGATACTTCCGCGGCAACGCAGGCGAGTTCCTGCTTGTGCCGGAAACCGGCGAGCTGAAGCACGACATTCCGACCGATACCACGGCGCCGACCCGTGCGCTGAAAACCTACGGCAGGCAGTTCACGCTGTCCCGGCAGGCGTTCATAAACGACGATGTGGGGCTCGTGACCGGTATTCCGGCACAGTACGCCGCGGCGGCGAAGCGCACCATCAACAAACAGGTGTACACGATCCTGACCGGGAACCCGGCAATGCCTGACGGCGTGAACGTATTTGACTCCACCCGCGGGAACTATGTCAGCTCCGGCACGGCCCCGTCTCTCACGAACCTGCAGGTAATGATTCTACTGATGGCGCTTCAGACGGACGTTAACGGCGAGCCTCTGGCGCTTGTGCCGCGGTATGTGTTGGTACCTGTCGGCCTTGGGGATACGGTGCGGCAGATTATCGCGTCGACCACCATCGCGGTAAACGTGAACGGCGTGATCACAAACCAGACCAACCCGCTGAACGGCCGCGGCCTTGAACCTGTGGAAGATCCGTATCTAAACATCCTGGGCGATGCTATCGAGTGGTATCTGATCGCGGACAAGACCTCGGCGCCGTTCATCCAGATCGATTACCTGAACGGCCAGGAGATACCGACGATCCGCAGGATGGAAGCTGCGGGCCAGCTCGGGTTCATCTGGGATATCTACCTTGACTGGGCGGTCACGGTCATGGAGCCGATGGCGGCCGTGAAGAACGAAGGCAGTTCGGGCGAATAATCCATTGAAAGGATAGGAGGATAAAAAGAAAATGGCAATAGCAACGTACTTCCAGAGGGGCGAGACCCTTGATTACGATAACACGGGGGAAACGACGATAGAGGCGGGAACCATTATACCGCTCAGTACCCGAGTGGGTGTAGCTGGCTGCGATATCGCGGCCGGCGAGACGGGGACCGTGCATGTGGAGGGCTGCTACTGGTTTGATTTGGCGGCTACGGCACAGGGAGCGTCGGTGCAGGGGGTCAAGATATACATCGACAGCAGCCAGAAGGCAACTATTGTCGGTACCGGGAACCTGCTTGCCGGATTTGCGGCCGCACCTATAGCGATCGGTGATACGCGGGTTCTGGTGAAGCTGAATGCGGCTGATTCAGATTTGGACACTATCGTACCGGTGGTGGACAATCTTACATCCACGGTAACGACATCGGCACTGTCAGCGAATCAGGGCAAGGTGCTAAAGGACGCTATTGACGCGCTTCCGGGCGCTGGCCTAGCGGAGACGGATGGTGTGCTGTCTGTCGATGTGGATGACTCGACCATCGAGATCGACGAAACGAACGGTGTGCAGGTCAAAGACGAGGGTATCACGGCAGCGAAGTTGAATGCTGATGTAGCCGGCGCAGCGCTGACACTGAATGCGGAAACAAACGCAATCGACATTGTGCCGGCAGCGAACCAGGCAGCCAGTCAGGAGGCAACTAATCCAACGGTGACAGAGTTCAATGCGTTGCTTACGAAGCTTAAGACAGCGGGGCTGATGGCTCAGGACGCGTAAGGAGGCCGGCATGAAGGTTATAACGAACAGGGCGATCCTGTTTAATGGTACGCAGTATGGGCCAGGCGCGGAGATCCTCGGTTATACCGAACCAGTTCTCCAAGCCTGGCTTCGTGCCAACCCACCGTCTGTGCGAGTGGAGGAAGATGAATATGAGCACCCTGTGGCAGAAGAAAAGAGTAAAGCGATACAGGCGACGGACGTTGGAGCATATGGGATACCGGAGGGCGGCGTTGGGGATGAGGACAAGAAAATCGGCAGACCGCCTCCCAGGAGCAGGAGAACGAAATGAATTTCAAGGATGCAGTGAAGGCCGATATTTCGGCCTTCTTTGATCCAGACGAGTTCGCTGGCCGGAACAGCGGGGACCCGCACACGTGGGACGGTGAAGAAATCCTCGCTGTGCTGGATTCCAACGTCGTACGATCAAACAACAGTACGGAGTATCCGGCGTTCCCGTCGGGTACTCTGACGGTTTATGTGCCGGTTGGTGCGATCATGAGGCCGAAGGACAATTCGGTGCATCGGTTCGACGGTGCGCTTTTTACGGTCTGGGATGTGCAGGAAGACATGGGTGTTTATGTCATAACATTGATTGCGGGGAGTCCGTAATGATTAACGTGGATATCAAACTGGACCCGAGCTTCCAGAAGAGCATGAAAAAGCTCATGACGAAGAAGCAGTACGATTCTGCGATCCGGCGCTCGGTGTCACGTGCGATATCCTCGGCTTACACGGCAGGGAACCGGGCCATAACGTCGCAGTACAGGATCAAGATGGGGGATGTGCGCACCCTGTCCGAGAAACAGCCGCAGAAGGGGTTTATCCGGTACGGCGGCGGCGTCAAGGGCAGGATGCTTACGACCACGCACTTCCGGGTATCGCCGAAAGGCGCCACAAGCCAGAAGGGTATTCCCGTAACTCGTCGGCGCAGGTACACTCTGACGATCAGGAACAAGAAAGCAACAGGCTGGTTCATGCTGCCGGGCAAACCTTCGGGTATGTTGTGGCAACGCACTGGAAGCGGGCCGAAGGCGATACGTCCAGTAAAGGCTATATCTATAGCACAAATGGCAAATAAGAAGGTCCAGCGAACCGTGCAGAAAACGATGCAAACAGAGCACGACAAGCGCTTCCGGCACGAGGTCGAGCAGATCATCAAGCGGGCAGGTGGTAAATAAATGACGCCATACATGATCCTGAATCGGATCAGGGAGTACATCGAGGGAAAGCTGGAGGAACATAACTACTGTCTCCGGGCAACGCCGTCGAACGACATGCTGGATCAGGAGGGCGCGGCACCCGAGCCGGATGCGGATCAATCTGTGGTCCCCGGCGTGTTTGTGGGCGCACTCCCGCACAGCAACTTTATAGTGGACCTTCCTGACCAGTTCTTTCGCGCCCCGTATGTCCTGGTGGGCATGGAGGAAGCGGAAGAAGATTATGATGGTGGGGCCATAGGGATTCTCGTGCAGGTCTGTACTTACTCGGTGATCGACTACGAAAACAGTAGCGTGCCGGATTATGAGGCATTCCTGGACGCGCTGAACCTGCTGCAGTTCCTCAAGGACAAGCTCATAATGCAGTGGACGTTGCAGGGAACAGCATGGAAGAAACCGATTCGTATGGGAATGTATACATCGCAGGCCATGACCTGGCCGTATGCGTTTGGGTACCTTGCCTTTGATGCGGAGCTCGTAAGCGAAGCTCCGTCAAATATTTTATATGAGGAGTGAGAGCCTTGTTAAGAGGTATAACGGCTACAAAGATCCCCGGTGTGCCACTGCCGGTGGACACCAGCGCGATCGTGCCGTGCTATATCGGCATGGCGCCGTACTGGCAGACCGGAGCGGATTGGGATGATCTTGCAGGCCAGTCGTTTGTATGCAGCAGCTTTGAGGAGTTCAAGGCGCAAATGGGGTACTACGAGCCGGCATCGGGAGCATGGCCGATGTTCGCGTCGCTGTGTGAGGCGGCTGCGGCGCATTTCAAGTATGCTGACAATCCTGTGGGGCCAATCATTTGTGTTGTCAATGCGCTCGAACTGGAAATTGCTGAGAACGAAGACGATCTAATTACTTTCTCGGGCGGTGTCGCGGTACTCGATGTTGGCGGCCTAGCCATATTGAGCACGGTGGGCATTACTGATAAGGTGCTTGGTACTGATTTCACCGTAGCCTATGACGAGACCGGCCAGAAGTTGGTTTTCACAGACCTGACTGGGGCTCTGACAACCGGGACCGCGACGTATGACGTAGTGGTGATACCTGGAACGCTTACTGTGGCGGCGGCAACGTTTACAGCGCTTGACACGATGGAGCAGGACATCCAGCGACACCCGGCCGTTATTGCGGCGCCCGGCTGGGAAGCAGCGGGGATTGTCGGAGGCGGCACGGTAGGAGCGCGGCTGCAAACCATAGCGAACGACAAGATTGGCGGGCACTGGTATGTGCAAGCGTATGTGCAGATGACTTCGGACGCATACGCGAGTGTGGCTGCTGCTAAAACGTCGGCAGGATACACTAGCGCGCAGGTGCGTGCGTGCTGGCCGTATGGCAGTAAGGACGGATTTGTTTACTCGCTGGTGACTTTACTGCTCGCGGTGAAGATGCGCACCGATATTGCGCGCGGGGACATCCCGTATGAGAGCCCGAGCAACAAGGCCGCCGGGATTGACTTCCCTTGCACGTCAGCGGGCGTGAAGGTAAAGATGACCGAGACGCAGGCGGACACGCTCAACGGCATCGGTGTGACCACGCTCAAGTGGGTGGCCGGAAGCTGGAGGACCTGGGGCAACCGTATGGCTAACTATACGGATGCAGGAGCGGCCGACATTCCGCCCGAGGAGTATAACGACGTGACGGTGCAGATGCTTGACTTTATCTGCAACGATTTTCAGGAGCGCAATATCGAGCTGATCGACGCGCCGATGTCGCCGCGTATGGCAAGGGCGATCGTGGACGACTATCAGGTCATCTTGAACGGGTACAACGCGATCGAAGCTTCGTTGTACGGACAGATATACCTCGATCCGGATGCGAATACGACCCGTGAGCTGATTGCGGGCGACCTGAAATACGGCATCAAGGTGACGCCGACGCCGCCGGTCAACAGCATTAGCGGCGAGGTCCAGTACACGGCGGAAGGGTTCGCGGCTTTCGGAGAGGAGGTTGAGGAATAATGGCACGGGTTATCACGAACAAGACCGTCGATATGGCGGTCGAAGTGAAGCGCAGCGGTAAATACGAGATTCTGGAAGACGTGACCTCTTTCAAGCTCCCCGGCGTGGAGTACGGCGAGGGCGAAATATCGGGCGCAGGGCTGGCAGGGACGTTCAACATGCCCGATGTGTTCAACATCGCGGCGCTGGAGGCGGCGATCACGTCCCGCTCGTTGCAGAGCCAATACGCCTCCGTGTTCAGCGCGAGCGGCGTTGACCTGCGTATTGCGTGGGCGGTGGACAAAATCTCCTCGACAAGCGCCGGGTCATATGACACATACATGGCAATCGTGAAGGGCCGCGCTTCGAAGCTCCCGGAGATCGAAGTGAAAAAGGGCGAGCAGATGGAACTGGAAACGACAATCGCCGCGTGGTATTACAAGCTGACCCGGAACGGTGTAACGCTGTTCGAGTTCGACGTGCTGAACCAGGTGGTCATCATCGGCAGCGTGAACCATTCGGCGAAGCTAAAAGCCGCAATGGGGAGGTAGCATGGAAAAACTAAAACTGGTGAAGCCGTTTCTGTACAACGGCGAGGAACTGACCGAGATCGGGTATGATCTGGAGTCCGTGACGCCGGGGCAGTATAAGGCGATCATCAAGCGACTCCAGAAGAAAGGCAACACATGCTCTGTTCCGGAGCTGGACGCGAACGTCCAGCAGGAATATTTCGCGCTGGCGTCGGACATTCCCGCGCAGGAACTCAACCGGCTGAACATCAAGGACTTCATGACGATGGAGCAGCTGGTGCGAAATTTTTTCTTGAGCGATTCGGACGAGGAGACGGAGACGATGACCGAGACGGAGACGGACGATACCTGCGAATAATCGAACAGATATGCATGCAGATCACGATGGACACGTCGACGGATTATTTTCAGGCATGGGCAATGACCATCGGCGAGCTGCTGGAATTCTGGGGTGTGCTGTGCGAGGTGACCGAAACCCGCAAAGAGATGGAAAAAAAGGAACTCGATGAAATACGAAAGAAGAAGGGGGTCTGACCTGTGGCGAAAACGCTTGAAACGCTTTTGAAGTTGAAAGGCAAGGTCGACCCCTCTCTTCAGCGGGCGTTGAAGGCTGCGAACAGCGCGACGGTGAAGAACGCGCAGAAAACCTCGCGGAAGGTGCAGTCTACATTTTCCAGCATGGCGAAGAAGGCGGCGGCGTATATAGGCGTTGCGTTTGCGGTGCGTGCGGCGATTAATTTTGGGAAAGAGGCCGTAGAGGGTGCCCAGCTACAGGCGTTGGGCGAAACGAAACTCACAGAGGTTATGCGTCAGCGCATGGGCGCGACTGATGAGCAGATTAACAAGATCAAGGAACTGGCCTCGGCGGAACAGAAGCTCGGCGTGATTGGGGACGAACTCCAGCTCGCGGGCGGTCAGATGCTGGGCACATTCCTGCACCAGACCGACTCCCTTGAGGCGCTTCTTCCCGCGATGAACGACCTCGCGGCCCAGCAGAAGGGCGTGAACGCGACCGAAGAAGACATGGTCAACATCGGCAAGATGATGGGCAAGGTTATGACAGGGCAGACAAGCGCGCTGAGGCGCGCAGGCATAACGTTTACCGCAGCTGAAGAAAAGGTGATGAAGTACGGGAATGAGACTGAGAAGGCGGCCATGCTCGCCCAGGTCATCACCAACAACGTCGGGGATATGAACCAGGCCGTGGCGCAGACCGACTTCGGCAAATTCAAGCAGGCGAAAAACCTTATCGGCGATATGAAGGAGAAGATCGGCATGAAGTTGATGCCGATCATCGCGAATCTGGCGCAGAAGTTCCTGCCGATGTTGGAAAAGGGCTTTATGTGGATTGCTTCTCTGATCGAGAAGCTGTCTCCGCTGTTGGGGAAACTCGCGGACCTGATTATGCCGATTTTAGATTCCATGATGGAATGGCTCGAAATGGTTATTGAACCGCTGATCGAACCTCTGACACAAATAGCTGAAGCGATACTCCCTGTGCTCAGTACCGTGCTGGGCTCTATTATGAAAGCCTTAAAACCTTTACTGAAAGCGGTAATGAAAATCCTGAACGCCATTTTGCCCCCGCTTCTCAGCCTGCTGGAGCCGCTGACGGAGGTCCTGCAGCTGGTGGGCGATGCTGTCGGCTGGGTGGCTGGCCTGATCGGCGGGGTGCTGACGCAGGCGCTGGACCTTATTATGCCGATTATACAGCCGCTCATTGACGGGTTGAGGGGGATCATCGAATTTTTAGTCAGCATATTTAAGGCTGATTGGGAGAAGGTGTGGAAGGATATTTCCGGCTTTTTCGAGGGAATCTGGAATGGCCTGATCGAGATCGTTAAGGGTGCTGTGAATGCTGTCATAGATGCGTTGAACTGGGTAATCGGAGCTTATAATGACACGATCGGGGAAGTCGGCGGCGCTCTTGGGGTAAATATTAAGATCACGCCCATTGCACGTTTGGCGGAAGGCCTAACGGTTACGGGTCCGATGATGGCGCTAATCGGCGAAGCCGGACCGGAAACTGTCGTACCGCACAACAACAAGCCCCGTTCCCGCGCACTGCTGCGTGAAGCGGCGGCGGGCGTTGGCATGTCTGGGGGCGGGAATACGTATATCTACCAGCCGAAGATCACGCTCCCACCGGGCGCGAATCCGCAGGAGTTCAAACATGTCCTTGATGACGACTTCGAGCGCTGGAAGGCTTTCATGGCCCAGTATGACGAAGAAGAAGGGAGGCTGGCGTTCGCATGACCGGATACGTTGCGCAGATGGGCGATACGTGGGATATGCTCTCTCTGGCGTTCTACGGCAGCGAGAAGTACGTGCTTGAATTGATGCTTGCGAACCCGGCCTATTCCGATACGGTGTTGTTCGATGGCGGGGAAGTTCTGGCGGTGCCCGAGATCGAAACGGTGACGCCCTCCACGCTCCCGCCGTGGAGGCGCTGATATGATCGAGCTGATTTATGAAGGCGCAGATATTAACCTGGAGACGGACGTCGCTATTACAGGGTGTGGGTATTCTGATTGCGTGCACGGTCGGGCGGATAGCGTGCGGGTGAGATTCTCGGATGCGCAAAAGCTCTGGCGGCTGTGGGAACCGAAGAAGGGTGACGCTTTCGAAGTGAAGCAGGGCGCTATACGAACCGGGAAAATGTTTGTGTCCGGTGTAGGAACTCGGGAAAATATGTTTATTCTGACCGGCAGCGCAACGCCGCTTCTCGCGCTGGGGACCGCGACGGAGAGCTGGGAAAATATCCGCCTCTCCGAATTGGTGACGCGCATGGCCGAACAGGTTGGCATGACCGCTGAACTGCTGGACGTATCGGATCGCCTGTATGCCCGATTTGACCGCATGAATACGACGATACCCGCCGCTGTGGATTTTCTATGCAGGCGCGAATCTGCGGCGCTGAAAGCGTTCGACGGGCGTTTCATATTGCTGAACGAAAAGAGGCTGGAACAGGCGGACCCAGTTGCTATCATAAGGCCCGAGGACATGACCAAGCCGGAGTTCGGAATTTCTGACAGGCCCCTGCTGCGTGATGTAACGGTGCAGTATGTCAGCGGTAGCGGGCAGATCAGAGGGCGCTGGTCTGATTCGAAAATAAACGGCGGGAGCCTGATCGTAGATACGCCGGTCTCGTCGCAGGGCGAGGCGGAGCGATTTGCGAAAGGGTTTCTTCGGGCGGCGAACCGAAGGGAGACATTCGGCGCGGTCACTTTGATTTATGATGACGGGATCGCGGCCGGGAACGTGATCGAGGTACGGGATTACGGCAGTTTTTCCGGTCGGTATTATGTGGACGGGGTGCGGCACGACATGACCAATGAACGCATGCGTCTTAGCCTGCGGCGGCCGATTGAGGGGGACTATTGATGCAGCGGGGGATCATATCGGCCATAAACGGCCGCCGGGCGAGGGTGAAGCGCCCCGACGGTTATGTGACCGGTTGGCTATATCTGGGCAGCGCGGTTGATTCCGTGGAGGTCGGCGACGTTGTATTTTACACGGGCTATGGTAACGACGGACTGATCGAGTATGTTATCGGGGCTGGGGTTGCGACGGGGGAGCCGGGAGTAACGCCGCATATCGGACTGAACGGAAATTGGTATCTTGGCGAAACTGATACGGGCGTTGCGGCTACGGGGCCGCCGGGGGCGACGGGTGTGGCTGGGGCAGATGGGGCAGATGGGGACGACGGGGATACGCCATACATCGAAGGCGGGTATTGGTATATCGACGGTGTGAGCACGGGGGTTTTAGCTACCGGACCGAAAGGCGATACCGGCGATACGGGCCCGAAAGGCGACACAGGAGCCACAGGCGAAACAGGGGCTACAGGTGCTACCGGGGCAACAGGAGCTACGGGGCCTATGCCAACACCAGTTTTGTTGTGGGATACCGGGGGGTGGAGCAGCGGAAACATAACTGTTCCAAACACCGGGGATTATACTAAATTTCAACTACGTTTTACAGGCAACAGTACCGTATTTGACGTTAGTAAGGCTGATGGCCTTGACGCAATAAGAGGCAGTACCATGTATCCGATTTCTGGCAATATGTATGCGTTGGCGTTTGCCGCAACTTTTTCCGGCACAACATGGACGTTCGTTGGTGCAATAAGGGGCTATCACAACTCGGATGGTAGTCACGGGGCATTTACAACTGATTCGATAGCCAAAATTTGGGGAGTTTATTGAGGTGGAATAAATGAGTGTAGCTTCTTGGGGCCCCAAAAAATTCACAGCCAGTTCGAAAAAAATATACACG